AGTTGTGTATTAAATACCCTGTAAGGCTTTTGCTGGTATGAATCAGGGTAATCACAACCAAGACTTTCTGAGTAGCAAAATAGCTGGTATTCAGACATTTTTAAGTTTTTAGAATAATCGCAATAGTTGCAATAGTTGCAATAGTTGCAATAGTTGCAATAGTAGCAATAGTCGCAAGAGTAGCAATAGTCGCAATAGTCGCAAGAGTAGCAATAGTAGCAATAGTAGCAATAGTCGCAAGAGTCGCAAGAGTCGCAAGAGTCGCAATAGTAGCAATAGTTGCAAGAGTTGCAAGAGTTGCAAGAGTTGCAAGAGTAGCAATAGTTGCAAGTTTTATTAGTGTCAGGCATAAATTATTTACGATTTTTAAACAGATTATTAAAAGCTATTGATTTAATTTTTAGATTTTGTGACTTATATTTTATTTAATTAGTTGGGATTTATTACCGTTTAGCTCTATAATGTCTTGAGATCCGATAACTGTTTCAGGTTCAACCCCTGTAATTTTAGTAAAAATATCCCAGTCAAAATGTGGCAGATTGTAGAATTGTTGTTTAAGTTCTTGGCTTTCCTTGCTCCAAGCTTTTTTAAAGGCTGTTTGGTGTCGAGTTGTATACGATTCTTCTTTATCAAATTCTAACTCTAGTCTTGGAATATTGATTTTTAAATATTCATCTTCCGTAAGTTGTGTATTAAATACCCTGTAAGGCTTTTGCTGGTATGAATCAGGGTAATCACAACCAAGACTTTCTGAGTAGCAAAATAGCTGGTATTCAGACATTTTTAAGTTTTTAGAATAGTAGCAAGAGTAGCAATAATTGCAAGAGTAGCAATAATTGCAAGAGTAGCAAGAGTAGCAAGAGTAGCAATAGTCGCAAGAGTAGCAATAGTTGCAAGAGTTGCAATAGTCGCAAGAGTAGCAATAGTAGCAATAGTAGCAATAATTGCAATAATTGCAATAGTAGCAAGAGTCGCAATAGTCGCAATAGTAGCAAGAGTTGCAAGAGTCGCAAGAGTCGCAATAGTTGCAAGTTTTATTAGTGTCAGGCATAAATTATTTACGATTTTTAAGTTTAAAAAGTTCAATTTCAAGCCAATTTTGTTTGAAATACAAGTAATGGACTTCATCGCTTGCCATGGTGTTGTACTCTGACTTAAGCTTGTTTTCGGTCTTTGTGATCTGATTTGATAAATATTTAATTTTAAGATCGTAGTAAAATAGATCATAAAAGATCTTTACAGTGGCAATAAATGCCATGATTATTAGTGTGATTCCTAAGATTTGAGTGATAGACATAAAGCATTATAAAAGCCAGTTAGGCACTGGCAAGCCGTGGGTAAAATCAAAATGGTGTTTGGATTTCATTAAGGTCAATGTCTGGCATTGTTTCATTTACTGCTTGGACTGGATCTGGTAAGTTATCAGCACTTACAGGCTCATCTTGAGTAATTGTATTTTGTGCTTGATTTCTAAAAGCAATCATTGCCGCATACTCAGGTGACTTTTGAATTTCTTGCTTTAGTGTGTCGTGAAAATTATTAAATTCTAGTAAATCAAAATCTTCTTGAGTCATTGCCCAAAGTAGCTTATCATTAGTTGCTTTTGGTACTATATTATCAGTCTTTTTGACTGCTTCAATAATTGTGTAGACATTGCCAGTTTGACCACTTGTCTTTGCTACAACTTCAACACTACAAGCCTTATCGAGTAAGTTTTCAAAATCAAAGTCATCTACTTCCCCGACTGTCAATGGTCGGTCATAAATTGCTTCGATTGTATTCATCAATTCGCTTGACTTACCTGAAAGGTTGTTTATAAAGTCTTTATGGTAAGTGTAAGGAAACACACCACTTGGATATTCTTTGGTATTATCTGGTGTCTCAAAAACAATCCTGACTTTTCTTACATCAAAAATATCACCGTCTTTTTTCTTAATTGTTTGAGTTCCTAGGTCAATTATTTTAATAATTCGAGCGTCAAAAGTGCCATCTGGCTTGACTTCATAATTTGTTTTCCGTGCTTTAAATCCTGACATATATAGTTTTTTAAATTAGTTGTAAAATTATTTGGTTTGTTGAATTGTAGATGGATCTAACCAGTTTAAAAGTTTTTGACCTGTCTCGGTTGTAATTGGAAAATCTTGACCGTCAAAAATACCTGACCTGTCTTTAGGTGCTTTAGCTAAGTGATTTTCGTTTAACTCAAAAACAATGGTAAATTCATAATCTAAACCATCTCTTTGGATCATTCCAAGACCTTTCTTAACTGGTACTTTTTTGCCGTTTTGATCTTCCAGTGTATACTCTTGCTTAGATCGTGCTGTGGCTATGATATGCAAATTTGAGGTTAAAATCGCATTCAAAAATTTATCGTGAACTGGTGTAATCTTAGACCAATTAGTGTAAGAATTCCCGTCCATTTTACTATGCAATTCTAGTAAATACTGCCATTCGTGAGTGATAGAATCAATCACTAAGACATCATAACCCTCTTTTTCAGCTTCTTTGATTGCCTGTATGAATTTAGCAACTTCGTAAGGTGCGTTCATTTCAATAACATCAAAGTCAAACTTGTCTGAATAAAGGCTTGCAGATCCTTTTTCTGTGTCAATTAAAGCAATTTTCTTGCCTAAAGATTGAGCTAATACAAGACTAGAATAAGTCTTACCGCTTCCACTAGCACCTTGTAACAAGAGTCTAAGTTTAACGGATTTTTTGGTTGCTTTGTTAAAAAAAGACATATCGAAATTCCAAAAATATAAAAATTTCAAGATAAAACATCTTGATCTAAACCCCCTCGCATTCATAGAGGTTTAGTCAGGAAATTTAACTAATTATTTGTAAAAATTGTGGGGTTGTAAGCATGTTTAAAAACATCATGCTCAGGCGTTTCCAGGGATAATATTCGTAAAAATACATTGCTTCCTCTAAGAGTTCGAGGTTAGCAATCCTTTCGTTTTCGAGCCTTCGGGCTTCACGTTCAGGAGCTTCAAGTATTCGCTTGGCTTCACGTTCAACTCTAAACTGTTCTAACTGTTCTGGGGTGTAGATCGGTTTGTTTTTTTTGCCAAACATTAACTCAATCCATAGTTGATACTCTTTTTTAGTAAGAGTTTTACGCAGTGACATACTCAGGCTTTCTTATAGATTCGATTGGAAAAGACAACTCAAGGGCCTGTAACTTAGTGTCATATTTTATAGCTGATTCAAGATTACAAATAGCTGTAAAAATGATCACACAAGCGTCAAATTGCTTAGGATCTAACTTAATTAACTCATATAGCTTAGTAAGATCTTTAATGCTTTGTGTGATCTGTTCTGTAGTAAAATTAGACATGGTATATAGTTTAAAAAGTATCAAAACTTGCTAATTCCAGTTCTTTGATTAATTGTAAAAGTTCTAATTCAGCTTGATTTTGTGTGTTTTTGGTTTTTGTTTTGGACATATTGGTTTTTATTTTTTGACTGTTCCAGTTGTATAATTTGGATCAGATTTGAGATTTAAAAAGTATTCAATTTCAAGGACTGACTGAAAGATATGATTAATCATCTGATTGATTCGCTTACAGCGGAAATTTGCCCTCGCTGGTTAGGGGTTGGTATATTAGTCACAAAGCTAGTAAAAAGTCCTAGAATCGTGAAAATAACGATAAATAACGTTATTGCTTTGTTTTCTTGGCTTGCCTCGCTTTGGAGTTGGACTTGAGATAGTTTTTTGTACATAAAATGTAATAAAAGTTTTTAAAAAGTGCTTTGTATAGTTATCTTTTGTAGTTTCCTGTGATCTCGATTCGTGAGTGTCAAAACTACTTAAATACTTGTACTTTTTAAGTATAAAACATGTTATTAAAGTTGTCAAGTAATAATAAGCAAAGAACTGTCTTTATAACTTATTTAGACTCTTTGTATGCAAATTTATTTCCCAAATGTCTTTTATATCTATAATACTCAATCCCACTGGATCTAATCATTGAGTAAATAGTTTGTCTTGATATATTGTAACGCTCCGAAGCAGTTGTTGGAGTCAATACACCTGTTTTTATTAGGCTTAAAATTTCAACTCTAATGGCTGGAGCTGTAATACTCTTTCTTTGTTTTCTGGTCTTCATATTTTGTGTAATTATTTGGCTGTATTTAGACAATATTTATCATTATTGTCAAGTATAATTTGACAAAATTAGACTAAAATGATACTCTTACTGTATCCAAACAATTAAAAGTTTGTCGCATTTCTTTTGAGGGTTTGGTAGAGGTTAAGGTGACTGCTGCTGCGGGACGAGTAGCCTCTATCAAGTCTTTTAAGCTGAATATTTTTGTTTTACTCACACGGTTTCGGAGATAGTTACTGTGGCAGTAAGACCAAAATAAACTTTGGTCTTAGCTCAACAACTCGAATAACTGGAGTCTATTTTCATGTGCTTTTCTCAAAATTGCAAGTGTTTTGATAAAAAGATTTGGTTTACCATTTCTAATATCAATTTTGCTTCTTACCGTTGCGAATCTGGACATTTAAAATTTAAATTCTTTAGAGGATAGAATCATGCAAACTTATCTTGCTGAATACAAAACTGCACTTGGTGAACTTATTGATGTCGAATTTGAGCATGATTTTGATAGTGAATCGACTATCATTACTCAAGCCAAAGATTTGACTCATAATACCATCATGTATCAGTTGTATGTTGGTTATCTGGTTTACAATTCCATTCGTACTTTACAATTTGGGTAAAAAATGATGGGCAAGAAGCGTGTCAAGCCTGAAAAAAACAAACAGCCAGTACCTTTAGACCTTAAAGAGTCTCTTAAAGATGCCGCTGGTCGCTGTTGTGTTTTATGTGGAGTTCCAGAGTCACCTTGGCTCAAACTCCAAATTCATCACATTGTTCATCGTAAACACGGCGGCAGTAACGATCCTATCAATCTTATGCCTGTTTGTGCTTTATGCCATGGTAAATTGCACTCTAATGGTTAGGACAAAGCCAATGCTACTAATTGACGTTTTGACTCAACTTCGTAATGTTTATGGTATTCGAGAAGCTAGTGATGTTCTTTATACATTTGTAGCTACTTTACCAGAACATGAGCGGTTTTTTAGATCTGATTTAAACAACATACTTGACACTCAAACAAGTCTTTCTGAATCAGAGCTTGCACTTTTTCAAAGTCGTTATGATTCAATTTTAAGCTTGTGACTCACTCTTTTTCTATTCGATGTTTTTGGTAGTTTTACATATAAAATTACCTTTCTTTTTTAGGTTGACAAAAATTTGAATAGAGAGTATACTAAAAAAGTATTTAGGTGTTTTAATGGAGAGCAGGTGCCAACTAGACATTGAGCCTGCGTTCCGTTAAGCCACTTAGAGCTTAATATTATTTTGTTTGATGTCTTAATTGAAGAGGTGCTACTTAGTCGTTTGCCTCTTCGATTAAGCTATTAAACAGCTTAAAAAACGACTATGATCAATACATTTTATTTAGGGTTTGACCTTACCCTTTTGCAACAACCAAAGTTTATTGCATTAAAAAGGAAACATGGGCATATCGGAATAGGTGTGTATTTTGAATTGTGTTTAAAACAGGCAATTTATACAAATTATAAGATTGAACTCGCTGATATTGAAGATATTGCTTTTGATATTAGGTGTCAGTCTGAAATAATAAAAGATTTAATTAATTTAAATATTTTTGAAAAAGATGAGAAATATTTTTGGTCGAGCGATGTTTTTGAAAAGATGAAAAGTTTTGATAAAATTAGAAAAATAAAAAGTAAAGCTGGAAAAGCTTCCGCTACGAGCCGTAAAGAAAAGCCAAAGCAAGACGAACAGAATTCAACACGTGTTCAACACGTGTTGAACAGAACCTCAACAGAACCTCAACAGAATTCAACACGTGTTGAACAATATAATATAATACAATATAATAAAAATAAACCTAAAGAAATATATATAGATATTTTAGAATTTTCAGAAAACTTTAAAAAAGCTCTTGATGATTGGATTGAGTTCAGGAAAAAAATTAAAAAGCCTTTGACTGACAGAGCCATTGAGTTAGGAATTTCAAAACTGCAAAGCTTGCATTCGGAGGAGTATTTACAAATTCAAGCAATAAATCAAAGCATAGAACACGGCTGGACAACTTTTTACACGGTCAAAAATCCACAGCCTCAATCTAGGTTAAACACGGCAGATAAACCAATACTTGAAATAGATCCTGAGACAGGATTACCGCCAATAGAACGCTGGGACGACTGGACAAACGAGCAACAAGACGAATATTTCACAAGAAAACAAAACGCAAGTAGACAGCTTTTTGAATCTAAAATAAAAATCTAAATATGCTCTTAAATACTATAAAAGACAGGGGTTTACAGTTTTTAAAATCAAAACCTATAGAGCAGATAGCAATTCCTGAAATGCCAGCTTTGAGTCAGATTATAGGCAATCTCAGGACACAACAAGTAAATTTAATTGTTGCTGAAACTGGATTTGGAAAGTCGGATTTTGGGGTGGATTTAAGTTTAAAACTAGCTTTACAGGGAAACCAAACACTGTTTTTCAGCTCAGAAATGACACTACAAGCAATATTTCCACGATTCCTTGCGAACACTAAAAAAATCCACAGAAAAGATGCGGAAAAAATGCACATTGAATATCTTGAGGGCGATGACGAAACTAAAAAAGGGTATGAAATAATCTACGTTGAAGCTTTGAAAGATATAAACCTAAGGCTTGAGTTTGACAAAGATTTTTATGATATTTATCAAACAATAATACAACACAAAGAGCAATTTGGCACGAAATTTGTTTTCATAGATCATATGTTATCACTCAAAAACGATCCAGCTAAAACGCAAAAAATTTTTACAAACGACGCTGACAGACTTGATTATTTTCACGAACAACTTGATGAGCTAGGTAAGCTTTACGATATTTGTTTTATCTGCTTGACTCAGTTCAATAAACAAGGTGAATATGGACAACAACATGGCAAAAGAACCCTTGGAGATGTTGCAGGCGGCAGATCAATCGGACACGTTGTTGAAAATGCCCTGTATTTTTACGAAAGTGAAGAAGACAGAAAATGGAATGAAAGTGAGCCAAACCAACCTTGGAGATTTGGCTACAAATCACACATAAGAACACTTAAAAAGCGTAATGGTGAGGGTGGCGACATCACAGTACGACATAAAAAATCCATGTGTGTTGTTTTTGAAGAACCTAACCAAGTTAAAAATCGAAATCTATGACACGACAAAATTTACTGCATAAGGTCACAACTCCTCAAGGTACATATGAACAAGCTGAGTTGCTTCGTATTCCAAAACTACAAGCCAAAATTTGGAGGATTACTTGTCTCAAAGAGCAAATCAAAGACTTTGAAACTCGAATCCAAACCGCCTTAAACCTTTGGTGGTCTGAGACTAATCCAGTTGGCCAAGAGCTTTTAGAGGGGCGTGTCTTAATCCCACATTGGAAGATTTTATACAGTTTTCAAAACGAATTGACACAATGGTCAAAACCAGTTAAGCAGCATAGCAATAGCCAAAACTCGATCGACTGGCAAAAAGCAAGCGAGTACCCCTGCACTGATTTACTAGGTCAACCAGCTAAGAAAATGGGTCAAGAATGGCTATATCACGCTCCTAACCGTGAAGATCGTAAGCCTAGTTTTTCAGTGAATATCTCCAAAAACATTTGGCACGATTGGGCAACTGGACAAGGCGGAAACGTCTTTGATCTCTACATTTTGTTAAACAGTGGATCAAAAGTCCAAGCCGCTAAAAACCTTTTAAACATGTAATCTATGCCCCGTCCAAAACTAAACCACTTTGAAAGTATCGACCAAATCCAAGAGCTAAAAAACAAAGGATATAGCAAGGAACTAATCCAAATCATTACAGGTAAAAGCATGTATTTTATCAACAAGGCACTAAAAAAAAAGATATGATCGACATCCTAAACCTAGAAAAAAGTAAATTTGAAAAGCTCTACAAGCGAGTAATCGATTTTAAAAAAATCGGGTGGAATAACTCAAACATAGCTTTTCACTGCGACATAAACTGCGACCATGTTCAAACAATCTTAAACTTTGCAGTCAGAAACAAAGATCTAACCACCAAGCAAATTAGAAGACCAAAAGGAAAACAAATCGAATTTCTAAAAGTCACAAACCTTTCGAGCTACAACAAAGAAACCCCTTTTACACACCTTTTTACAGATCCAAACAAGATAATTGAAGTCATAGAAGTGACGCCAAATTTCCACGTTAGTAAAGATTTTGCATGGTTTTTTAAATAACCTTTTTTATATGATCTCATTATTTATTTTTATTTCATTTGTAGTTTTAACTTTAGCAAATATGCTTTTTAAGGCAGTGGTAGGGAAAGATAATTTTTTAGTTGAATCAATCCATTTAATCAACGGATTACTTATGATTGCCCTGCCCTTTGTAGTAATTTTTGAAATTGCTAAATAGATTTTTAAATTTCAATCTTATGTTCCAACCCAAATCATTTAGACAATTACAAAAGGCAATCCTGACTCAGGAAATCCATGAGCTACTCAGGAACGGTCAAGCTAGGAATCAAGAAGACACGCTTTTATACAATGCTTACAACCAAATTAACAGCGATAAAAAGCAATTAATTTTACAATCTCAAATCAAGTCACAGAAGACAAGATACAACATTGACTCATCAGCATTACTCCCAAACCCCTTTTCTTACACATCTACGCTCACGCATTTGCCTTTTTGTAAGCATTTTGTACTTTGGGTCAACTCTGATCTTGAAACACCGCAAATCGTGCTAGAATTGCAAAAGTGGTGCAATGTAATATTTCCGAATAATTTTTATCAATTTTGTTTTTTTGAGAATAAGACTGGAAACAGGTCAATTCCTGAAATCAAACACTATCACGTTTTTATAAATCTTAAACCTTTTGACTTATGGCTGAATACGACCTCGCAAACAATGGCTACGGCTCAAGCTTACTTGTTAGAGCTTTGCACAAACTTCAAACCCACTTTAAAGGTGATTCAATCCAAGCTCCAAAACCTATGGCAATCAGTGGTGGAAGAGTGGCAACTAATCAAACAACTGAACCAGTCAAAACAAAGACTAAACGAAAGGTCAGAAAAGTCGGATCTTCAAGTTTTGGAAAGTCTGGAGAAGTTACAAATCAAGCCTCAAGATCAACCTTCAAATTTGAATTTGGGGGAAACTATTTAAAATAATATCTATGTCAGAAATCACAAACCCAAAACTACCTAAATGGTTCATAGATCGAGCATTACAAGCTGGAGACTTAATCGAACGCTTTGACGGCCACATTTACAAGATTTACACTATCCAAGGCAAAATTATCTGGTTACATGAGCCAAGTATTACAGAACCCTCATATTTTCAACTTACAGCCATAACAATCAATGAGCTTAAAAACTATACATTATGCCAAAAATAACCACACCAACAGAAGACCAAGAGCAGTTGCGAGTTGTAGCATATCTTGAGGTGTTAAAGCTACAAGGCAAGGTGCTAATGTTTACCGCTCACGCTGACAACATGAAAACAAACATAATCACAGCTGTAAAAGCCAAGAGAATGGGCAAGCGTTCGGGTTATCCAGATTTAACTATTGTAACTAAAAAGACCGTTTTGTATATCGAATTAAAGCGAGTAAAGGGCGGTGTAGTTAGTGAATCACAAAAGGAATGGATCGAAGCATTTGAGGCTACAGGAAGCGTCAAGGCTTGTATTTGCAAAGGTTTTGAGGAGGCTAAAAGCATTATTGATCTTAATATTTAATTTTATGACACCAGATCAACTAACCAGGGCAAACCAAGACATTCAAGAGCTTAAAGAGTTTTTGAGTAAAGTCGAAAACAACTTTGAGCAAAATATTTATGAGATTAATTCCAGATTAAAAAAATACTTGAATCAAGATATTTTAATTATTCAAAGTCAGATTTACAAAGATAATTTGAGTAAGAAGGAAAACACTATTTAACAATTTTTAAAACTATTTTCTATGAAAACAATATTAAACAAAATCACGAACTGCGAAACCATTAAATGGTCAGAGCTTAAGACCTACGAATTTAACACGCTAAAAGATCCACAAAACAGAGATATTTCAAAGCTTAAAAATTCTATTGTAAATAATGGATTTAACGACGCTTTTGATCTATGGTCAGATCATAAGTATGTAATTGATGGAACAGGTCGCAATATGGCACTTCTAGAGCTAGAAAAGGAAGGTTACACTATTCCAGACTTACCAATAGTCAAGATCGAAGCCGAGACCGCAAAAGAGGCTCACAAAATTGTATTAGATCGTAACTCAAATCATGGAAACATCACCCAGTCTAGTTTTTCAGATTTTACCAGTGTGCATTTTGAGATTGAGGAATTGAAGCAATTACAGATTGAGGAGCTGAATATGCCAGTTTTGGATTTGGTGATTCAGAGTTTGGATCCAAAAAGTGATCCAGATATTGATTTTGATGACATAGAAAGCACTGAAAACAGATCAAAGCAATTTAAGACTCAAAATGTAACCTGCCCAGAGTGTGAGAACCATTTTCAAATTCAAATTTAATCAAATATAACCTATGTCAACCGCAAAAAAACCAGTGAAAAAAGAAACTTTAAAAGTTGGTAGACCCACAGTAATGACAAAAGAGGCGGTGGGTAAATTAGAACAAGCTTATGCTTTGGGCTGTACAGATGGTGAGGCTTGTTTTTATGCAGATATATCACAAGAGACACTTTACGAATACCAAAGGAAGTTTCCCGAATTTATACACCGAAAGGAGTCATTAAAGCAAAAACCTATATTACAAGCCAGACAGAGCGTAGTTAAAAGCTTTGAAGGTAATCCTGAACTTGCTTTAAAATTTTTAGAAAGGAAGCTCAAAAAGGAATTTAGCTTACGTCAAGAGGTCACAGGAGAAGATGGAGCTGCAATCAATCCAATAATCCAAGTAGAAGTTATAAACTCAAAATCAAATGAATAAAATCCAAACTAATATAGTATTTGAGCAATTACAGGACTCTAATAAGCGTATTAGTGTATTTCAGGGCGGCACAAGATCGGGCAAAACTTACAACATTATTGTCAGTTTAATAATCTATTTAACTCAAAACAAAGATCAGGTTTTGTCTATCGTAAGAAAAACCTTGCCAGCCATCAAAGGGTCAGTAATGAGAGACTTTTTTGATGTGCTTAATAAGTTAGATCTATACACCGAAAAGAACCATAACAAAACAGATAATACATACGTTTTAAACGGCAACCTGATTGAGTTTGTATCAGTAGATCAACCGCAAAAGATTAGAGGTCGAAAGCGTACGATCTTGTATATAAACGAAGCCAACGAATTAAGCTTTGAGGATTGGCAACAGCTTATATTTAGAACGACTGACAAGATCATTTTAGATTACAACCCATCTGATGAGTATCATTGGATTTATGATAAAGTACTGACTAGAGATGACACTGACTTTTTCCAGTCAACTTATTTAGATAACCCATTTCTCCCGCTTGAATTAGTCCAAGAGATTGAACGCCTAAGAGATACAGACGAGAATTATTGGCGTATCTATGGGCTAGGTGAACGATCCGTAAGTAGTGCGAGCATATACACCCACTGGCAACTATGTGATCAACTACCTGAGTCAGGTGAGGAAGTTTATGGTTTAGATTTTGGATTTAACCACCCTAGTACACTAATGAAAGTCAAATTATTAGACGATGACATTTACACCCAACAAATAATTTATAAATCAGGATTAACCACCGAGGATCTAATAAGCTTAATGAATAGTTTAAATATATCACGCTCTACACCTATTTATTGTGACCATGCTAGACCAGAAGCCATCGAGGAAATAAAAAGGTCAGGGTATAACGCCCACCCTGCAAATAAAGCAGTAATTGACGGCATTAATACGCTCAAAGCTAGAAAGTTATTTGTGACTAAAGAGAGTGAAGAAACTATCAAAGAATTTAGATCTTACAAATGGAAAGAGACCAGTGACGGCAAGATCTTAGATGAACCAGTCAAGTTTTTTGACGATGCGATGGACGCTCTAAGATATGCAGTTTTCACCTATATTACAAATTATCAAGACTTAACCTCACTATATGGCTACTAAATACACACCAGATTATATCGACCAATGTATCTTATTATTGATTGGAGCAGGAGAATCAAGCACCTCATACCTTGCAGGAGTGTTTGGCATATCCTTGCCTAGTATAAGTCAAAGGAAACGACACCTTGAAGAGTTTGGACTTATTGAGCCTATTAATAGCAAGGAAAAACAAAGCTCAAGATCATTTAGACTGACTGAGCTAGGAGAGCAAGAGATTGATATTAATCATGCTCTATTTAGCTTTAGAATGCTAACAATTAGAGGCGGAAAAATGACTAAACTAACCCACAACAGTACCATATAATCATAATGACACGCTCTAATCATAGCTTTAATTCAGATGACTTCCGATCTGGACAGTACGATGAGTATTTTCAGGCACTCAATCAATACAATGGGGGTGCATATGATAAATATACTCCAATCAATAGCCACTCATTAAGTTATACTGAGCTAGACAAGATCTGGTTAAACCCTACATTTGTACATATTTTAGCAATTTGGAACGCTAATATAGGGGCCAATGGGCGTAAGTTTGTAATCAATGTCAATGACAAAAACAGCGACACCACCAAAGGCAAAAAAGATCAGTACGCTAAAAGAATGTACAACTTTTTGTATACTAAAAAAAACTGGGCAAAGCTTGAAAAACAAATCATCGCAACTGTAGCACGTGAGGGATCTTGTATAATGATGGGAGATGTGAACGGTGAGCAAGTAATTTGGTCACTTCGACGTTTCCATGTTTACCACGATTCAGTAATCAATGAGACAAGATATGCTTTCCTAGATGGTAACGGTCGAGAGATTGCAGTGCTTACAAACCTTAAACACGGCGTTGATCTATGGCATATTAAAGATCCAGTGTTTGAGGATTGGATAGTGCCACCCTCAAGGATTGACTGTGCTTATTTGTGGATATTATTACAAAACAATGGTTTAAAGTCTAATAACTATATATTCTCCAATGCTTTTATCGGGACAACTCTTTTAGCTTTTGGAGCTGATGCAAAAGGTCAAGGCGATAAAGTAGCAGTAGATAGAATCAGTGGAAAAGAAGTGCCTGACAAAAACGGTAAGACCTGGATTCAAAGAATGTTGGATCGCCTAAACTCTACAGCCTCAGGTGTCAAAAACTCTTTTAGAGTCCAGTCCAGTTTTGGATTAGATAAAGTATTTGAGCTAGGTAAATCAAACACTGATATGCAGTTTATGGATCTTATGATGAGATCTAAGACTGAGATATTAAGTGCATACAGTTTGACAATGTCAGATGTGGGAGACGGTGACAAAGGTCTGACTTATAACAATGCTAGCACTTTTTCATATAATGTCTTTGGTAAGATTGGACAGCCCCTTGAGGAGGTTTTGGATCAAGTCACAAATGACTGGTTCTTACCTCAATATGGTATTACAACTACAGAAAACGCCTATTTTGATTATAACAAACCAAGCAATCCTGACCGTCTAGCACTTGAAGAACAAGCAAGGAAAAACTGGGAGTCAAACACTATCACACTCAATGAAATGCGTGAGATCTTAGCACTTGAGCCAGTGCCAAACGGCGACGTATTTTTCAAGGATTTTGCTACACCATCACAACTACAAACAGATCCAAGCCAAGATCAAAACCAACAAGCCATTGACGTAAAGTCACAACCAAAAGAACCCCCAAAAAAGGTAGAAAATGGGCTTTTTACTAAAGTGGCGTTCGCACAGAAGACACCGACGGAAAAAGCATTGGAGTCAAAGCTTTATTTAGGTGATGATAAAAAAAATGGCTTTTTAAATCGATGGACTGAGGCTATTACAAAACAGGTAGAGTCTTTTATCAAAACATTTGCAAAGCTCGACAATGAGGCTCTAAATGACTATATTGTAAAGCTGCCTAAGATCGAAACCTTTTATTCATTTCCAGCACTCAAAAAGGATCTTTTAGGGTTTGCTGGCATGGCTTTAGATGAAGTCAAGAAAGATAAACGTACTAATTTTACTTTAAACTTTTTTGATGGAGAATACCCACAAGTTGTTTTAGACAATATTGATAAGTTTACAGAGGCAGTTCTAAAAGGTAACCCAGATTTGTTTGACTCTGTAGATGTAGAGACTACAAGCCAAATTCAAAATATTATAAAGACTAATGCAGGTAGTGGAGTAAGTGAGATTGCTATTATACTTAGTGATAAGATCCAAGATCTAGCTTTCAATCGTGCTGAGCTTATAGCAAGTACTGCTGTGACTGAATCAGTAGAAAAGACACGTGAGGCTTTGTATCTGATAGAGTTCCCAGATGGTAGTAAGGAATGGCAAACAGCCGTTAACGACGTTTGTGTACTCTGTATGGGTAATGAAAGGCAAGGCAAGATCGATATTGATAAAGTGTTTAGCTCAGGAGTATCAGCACCGTCCGCACATTCACGTTGTAAGTGTACCGCTTTGTTTTACCCAACTGATTAATCAAGTATGTCTAAAGTCAAAATTACAATCGATATGAATTTTGGATCTGATTTCCAACACGAAATATGGCTTGATTATCTATATATGTTTTTGACTCAATTTAAAGAGTTTATAACCACTAAACATAAAAAGACTACTATGAGTTTTAGGATCGAGGAAGATCAATACTAATCCCAAAAGGTAAGCCAGTCACGGTACCGTCATCACTAATAGTAATAATACCACTTTCAATAGTGGTTTTTTTATCATCTAAATCACCTTCATTCATACCCATATAACAGCGGAAAAATGACTAATTATCAAGCCGTGGGTATCATGTAAAGGCAATGAAACGACTCTTACACTTCTCACTTCCTCAAGCAGTTTTTGCTTCACAACCCCTCCAATTTATGGAGGTCAATGGTGGTTTTGAAGTGGAAATGATGATTTTCAGTACTGCATTTAACCGTAATAAAGCATATTTCCAAGTCTCAGACTTAATGAAGTGGCAAAACAAACTTGATTCAATCTTGTTTGATTTTAACCACGATTTAAACCTATCAGGTGGTAAATACCTAGGCAATCAAAACAAATTCACTAAGCTTCGTGCCGATTACTCAACTGGTGAGCTAGAGATCTTTGCAACCTTTAAGACTACCGATCCTGTCGTTGTAGCCAGAAAAAACGAGATCACAGCACCCAGCATTGAACTAATGGTAGATGAAGAAAACTGTATTTGTAATGAATTTGGCGAGTATTACACATCTATTGACTGGGTAGGCTGTGCCTTATTACTTGGTATAGTTGCAGGGTCTGGAAACGCTAGAGTCGGTGAAATAAAAGAATTTAACCATTTATCAATTTTTAATATTCAAAACGATATGAACAAAGAAGAAATCCAAGCGTTATTAGACGCTCAAAAAGGAGACCTCAAAGCTGAGTTTAAAGCTCAGACAGAGGCAAGCTTAAAAAGTTTTGGCGAGATTGTGAGATCAGGTCAATCAGCTACTGTCGCAGAGCATGAATATACTGACGACGAAGGGAATAAATACAAGACCACCGAGAAAAGTATGTGGCAATCAATTACTGAATTAGTAGAAAAAGGCACTGTATCAGGCGAATTATTGGAACTTATGAAAGCCAAGAAGCTAGAAGTAAAGGCTTTTAGTGATGAATCAGGAGATGACACAACACCTCCACCAGCCGATCCAGAGCCAACACCTGAGGAGCTAGAAGATCAAGAGATCTTAGCACAGGTGCAAGCAAGTCTCAAGACAGCTGAAAAGCGTGAGGAATTACTCAAGCAATTCTCTGATTCAAAACAAGTAGCTAATCGTGAAAGCGATGTACCGAACGTTGTGAAATCTCAAGAATTACCAAGTTTTTATAAGAAACTTAACAATTAACCAATTTAACCATTTTATTTTATGTTACTTAATTTTGCTAAAGAAAACAATGTCAAAGATGACATCATAAGCGGTGATCTTACCGCACTTAAAGAATTCGCACAGAAACAAATCCAAAACGGCGTAAAAGATGAAAATCTTGTAGCTGGATTGATTGATACTGCAGCATTGAACCCAGTATGGAGAGATCAATTCTCAAAGTCATTTGCAGCTGAATACGGTCACAAAGTAAATTTTGATGTCCTATCAGAAGCAGATAAAGCTTCAATGAAAAACTACACTATTACAGGTGGCGTATCTGGTACTAATATTAGTGACCTTTTTGAGACTACTATTTTACCTATCGTTGATGGTCTTTTAATCGATAACAGTCCAATTTTAAGCCGTGTATCTCGCATCCCTACAGGATTAAACGACGGCAACCAATCATTTGATCTTAATGAGTTTGGAGCTGAGAGCAGTGCTGAATCATTAGATGAGGACGACGCTGGAACAGAGGCAGATGACACACCTAGAAATGGTGATACAATCACACCTAAAAACAAAATCCAAGCTTCAACTTCATTCACTGAATACTCACTTGCTACAATGCAACCAACACTTTTGGGTCAGTTCATGGCAAGAGGTATCAGACGTGTTGAAACTAGACTTGGTCAACAGATCTTAGCTGGTACTAATGCAAGCAACCAATTTAAAGGTATTATAAACAGTGCTGGATCTACAGAAGACGATCAAGAAGGTGCTTTAGCTTTTGCTTATGGAGCAGCTACAGACAATCTTGACTACTGTCTAAAGGCAGTTGGTAACTTACCAAACAACATCACACAAGGCGAAGAGTCAAGATTTGTTTATATTATGAATAGATCTGACTTCTACAACAAGATCGCTTTGATTCAAGATCTCGACACTAACTACAAGAGAGCTGGTGTAATTGATACTAATCCAGGTACTCGATCAATTGGAGGTTTCCCAGTTATCTTCGCTGGTTCTGGTCTAAGTGCTAACCAGGTTGTATTCGCTGATCTAAGCAACTACTACATGGCTCAAAAAGGCAGTCTTAGAATGATTAGTGATAACGGAATGGCTAATGTAAAGACTGGTAACGTCACAGTAGTATTTAGAACCTATGCTGATGGCGGAATGGTTTACGCTCACAAAAACACCGCAGGTGGTGGAGCTGGAACAAACGGTAACGCTGCACGCAACGCATTTAGATTACTAACTCTAGCTTAAACATTACAGGGGGATAATCTCCCCCATTAAATTATAAAAAACACTTATTATGGCAGTACGAAATTTTACCCAAACACCAAGCAATCAGTTCTATCAACTAGGATTGATTGACACTAACGCAGCAGCTGAAAACAAGCTAGTTACAACCGACACAACTTCAACTATCACAACCCAAGGATTTAAAAAGATCACAGCACATGCAACCTATGTAAAAGGATCTTCAACCAACGGTAAATTTGATATTTTAGTTGATGGTATTGTAATGGCAAGCTCTGCAACCTCAACAACTACAGGCGAAGTATTGACCGCAACTGTATCATGTGCAGTCAACTCAACTGTGTCACTATTAGCAACCATCACTGGTACAGCCACAGGTGCAAGCCTTGACTATGCTAGACTAGCAATTGTAAGAGCTTAAATCTATGGCATTCCTGACTCAAACTGATATAGCTTCACGACTTCCAAGCGGTTACAATTCCGAGTTGGTTGATGATCTATTAGCACAGATTGAGTCTGAATTGTCTAACCTAGGTTTTACATTTACAGGATTTACCACAGAAACAAGGCAAATCCATTGCGACATTTACGGTCAATCTATTTGGGATTTATTGCCTTTTGCCTCTTTATCGAGCGTTAAAATAAAGCAATTCAACTCAACCAGTGAGACCGTGCTTGTAGTTAATGTAGATTATAGAATTATAGAGCATGATTATGTATCTGGAATCTATACACGACTTGAGCTAGTACCTAGACAAAGAAGGGATTTAAAAGATCCTGAATATCTTGAATTGATTGGATCATGGGGCTTTATGTACATTGTACCATCTGATTTAAAGGGGGTTATAGTTCGTTACATTAACAGCCAACTATCCTATCAATCGCTAGGTTATCAAACTGTTTTAAGATCTAAAACAGGCGATTCAGATATAAGTTTCTCCGATAATTCTCAAGAATTTGTCAGTTCAATTACTGAATACAAGCCGTTTTTATCAATACTAAACAAATATTTACAATGATTGAATGTTTTGATTTACCAACAGCTAAGCCTTACCTAGTAACTGGATTATACCAGACTAGAACGAACGGGGTATTAGATATAGGGGTAGAAATTTCTAATATAGTATTGTTTGAAAAAAATGAGATGGTGGAAAATAAATTTGTTGGAATTATCCGAAAAGTTCAGATCTCGTCAACCTATTTGGCAACTAAACCAGATAAAAAAGCACAGCTTACAATCGACGGCACTGAGTACACTTTCAAAGACCCAGTCGAGCGTAAAAATCCCGGCTTTGTATCTTTTTGGGAATCCGAAATAAAAGCAATCTAAATCATGCAATTAGAACTGTCTACAACTGGATTTATTGAGGCCTCAAAGAGGTTGAAAGTAGGTGCAAGGGGTGCAATTTCTAAAGCTGTTTTTAGGGTTGCTAATGTCATGGAAACAACCGCTAAAAAGAACCTCCAAAAGTCTGTTTATGCAAGCCCAAAACCCTCAGCTCCTTTTAGTCGATCTGGTAAAGCTCAACAGTCAATCACTGTAGCAAAACTAGATGACTTACAGTCAAGGGTTTATATGGGGGTCAAATATGGTCAATACTTAGAGCGTGGAACTGGTATTTATGCTGGTCGGAAACCATACTGGACGACATTTGGCGGTCAAATAGATAGACCAATATTGTATAAAGGTATGAGAGCTAGACCTTTTTGGATGCCAGCAGTCGAAGCAACTAAAAAGCAAATACCTGAGATCTTACAAAAGGAAATAAGCAAACTATGACAACAGAAGACCAGATTACAAGTGTAGCAGGATTACTCACAACCTTGGCACTCACAAGCCCAGTGCAAGCCGTCCCTATCTATACTCAGTACACGTCTAAACCTAGCTCATATCCTTATTTATTCATTTCTGATGACTCAGTAAATTATCAAGATATTGACTTTCAAACTTACAAAGTTTTGAGAAGGTACAAACTAAGCTTAGTAGCTGAATTTGAGCCAAATCAAACAGATGTAAGAGTAGCTGAATCACAACTTAGAGAATTATTAAACAAAACAGAAGACTTAATAAAAATAAAAGCTAGTCGAAATAATGGCTGGCAAGATATCAAACTAATCTCAACTAGTCAACCATTTAACGGCTCAGAAGTCGCTTTTGAATCAAACACGGTTATTCGTGAGATCACAATCGAAGTTGAAGATACTGAATCAATCTAAATATAATCTATGTCCAAACTAATCACACCATCTATTGAACAGGACTTACAACCCTTTCAATTTCAGGGTATAAACGCCCCTGACGGCTCTTTAAAGGTGTTTATGGCAACTACTCAGGTGGAAGCTTTAAAACAGCTTGAAGAGTATCAAAAGGCTCAAACTGAGCCAAAAGAACCCATTTTACAACTAACCAATCAAGAAAACTAAACTATGCCATATACAAAAGGACGAAATATGTCAGTCGCTATCAAGCGAGAATCATCAAGAGGTGTCAAAGAAACTACAGGGTTTACTAATGGCCTACCATGGGAAGATTTTGATGTAAAGCAAACTATCTCAGGAACATTTAAGGATGAATCAGCTGATGGATCTGTTTCAGCACTTCTAGGTGAAGAAATTACAAGCCTTACAACAGACGGTACAATAAAAGGTAAACTAGACACTGACTATTGTCTATGGGCTTTGGCTGGTGCTTTTGGAACTGCAACCCCTACAACTGCACTTGGTGCTACAACATGGGCTATTTCAGTTCTTAACAGCAACCTACTACCAACTCATACAATCAATCTAAACCGTGGAGACGATGGGTGGAGAGCTATTACAGGAGTTAGTATTGATAAGCTTGTTATTACTACAGGCGACAACGATTCTACCTACTCAGTCGATGTTAAAGGTGTCAAAGAAGAGGCTGGAACATCAGCAACCCCTACAATCGCTAAACCTAGTAAATACATCTTGCCATTCAACTTTACCCTTGGATATGCCACCTCACAAGCAGGCCTATCAAGCGCTACAACACTAGCAAAGGTCAAAAACCTAGAATTTGAATTTAACAATGGAATTGGAGGAGAAGAGCAGTATTTGGGCAACCAATACCGTGACGACGTACCAGCCAACGGTCGAACAGCAATGTTTAAATGTACAATCAATCTTGATTCTACAAATGGTCTAGTGAGCCAATTTGAAGCAGGTACAAAACTAGCTTTCAAGATTGATGGTCTAGCAAGCCAACTTGCGGTAATTGGAACATCCGCACTTAAACCACGTCTCACAATCAACACAGGTATCGGATTAATCAAGAGAGTTGTAGCAACTCCAAGAGATGAGTATATCACTTATGATTTAGAAGTTGAAATACAACAAGCCCACCTAATCACAGCAACTTTAATCAATGCTATTGGAACACTTCAATAAACCCTAAAAATCTATAAATATGTCACAAACACTAGAAGAATTAAAAGTATCTGTAATCAATATAAACAAACCAGTCAATGTTTCAGGCAAGGATTACACCATTGACCTTACACGTGTTAAATGGTCACAAATGCTTGACTACAGTTCAGACCTTACAAGTGGTATGGTACTTAGATCATGGAAAGATGAAAACGGTGAAGACATCTCAGAAATCCAAATGACTAAAGAGTATGCTGGAAAACGAAACAAAGTCATTACAGACATGGTTAGAGTATTATTTGCTTTGGATATCCAGATAGACGACATCCCAGTCGAACAAATGTTTGAACTTGTGGAGTTAGTGACTGAGTCAGGTTTTTTAGAGCGATTGGAGCGATTGAGTCAAGGCAGTTCTACAAAGAAGAAGAGTACGAACAGATAAGCGAATACCACTATGGTAGCACTAACAAAGTACCCCCTGAATACATCAAGTTTAATCAGTTTTGGGAAAAATTAAGCTTTAGAGATTACAACGATTACCTAGATCAATCTTACTACATAATGAAAAAACTAGAGTGGTACAGACAAGCTGAGGAAGAGGGTCGAAATCGTAAAGAACAAATGTCAAAATAACCTACTATGTCAGACTCAATGCTACAAATCCTAATCAATGCCAAAGATAATGCTTCCGTAGTAATGAAGGGGCTTGGATCTACCATGGATCAGGTAAAAGGTAAAGCTCAGAGTCTGGCTAGTAGTGGCTTAAATCAAATGAATAAAGGGTTTCAGGCCACTGCTAATGTAATTAAAACAGGTGTATTAGTTGGGGTCGTTGGTTTAACGGTCGCACTTGGAGCATTTGCCACACAAACAGTCAAAGCCGCTTCACAATACCAAACATCAATGGTGGTGCTGGGTATTGTGGCTGGTAAGTTTGGAGTCAACACAGAGAAAGCCAAAGAGTTGGCAACCGTGCTGGGTAAAGATCTTAGAATAGGGTCAACCACTGCTAGCGAGTCATTACAATACTTAATCAGATCAGGGCTTACTTTAGAGCAGTCAGCAGATATGCTTAAACGCTTCACAAACGAGGCGGTAACAGGTAAGTCAAGCAGTATTGATCTAGCTACAGCAGTCAAAAACCTTGCCTTTGCTTACACTACTGGAAACTCTGCTCTTGGTAACATGAGTGGTATTCAAGAGAATTTTAACGATATAGATAAAAAAGGTTTAGCAATATTACAACAAAAAGGGCAGCTTTTAGGGTTGACAGTTGGAAAGCTAGACGAAGCTCAAAAAATGCAAGCTCGATATGCTGGAATGATCGAACTTACTAACCTTACAATGGGATCTAGTGAGCGACTTCAAGGCACATTTGGCGACAATATGCTTGCTATTCAAGCACGATTCCAAGAGCTACAAGTAGAGCTAGGAACTCGCTTTTTACCAGTAATGGGAATGGTAAGTGACGCCTTTTTACAGTTCGTAAACAATATAAACACAGATCAAGCCGTTAATTCAATTACTGAATCGTTTAATAATCTTTTAGTCTACTTGCAACCAGTCTTTGACTTTCTGATTCAAAATCCTTTAATCTTGCAATCTATTTTTATTGGTTTGGCTGGTGTAATTGGCACTTTAGTAGTTGGAGCTTTGTTTAGTATGGCAGCCGCTGCAATAGTAGCAATGGCACCGTTTGTAGCCCTTGGAGCTGTTATTGGTTTATTGTTTTATGCTTGGCAGTCTAACTTTTACGGTATTAGAGATATTACACAAGAGGTATTAACTTTTATTAGTAGAAACATGGGCATGTTTGCTGAGTTTATAGTTTTTATTTTTGGATCTGTTTATGACTTTTTAATAGGTAATACAATCACTTTTGTTGATACTCTTAGTCAAATCTATTTAGGAGGCTTTAGTAGCATAACTTCTAATGCTGCTAATGGCCTGGCTAATATGCTTGAAATGGTGGGCAATACTTACTATAACTGGCAAATGGTAACCGCTGAGTTTTGGTACATGTTGTCTGATATTTTCAATGGCAACTTGACCGCAATCGCTCAAAGATTAGTAAAATGGGCGGCGGTTATTTACATGATCTTTAGTGATTCTTGGGAGCGAATTAAAGGGGCTGTATCAGATATAATGACATCTATAGCTAATGGAGTCGGTCAGAAATTTACTGACATGGTCAACTATGTAGGTGATGCAGTAAACAAAGTAATCCAAAAAATAAACGAAGTCCTAAGCTCAGAGGGGGCAAAGGCAATTTTGGGAGTGTTTGGCAAAGAAGCTAAGATTACTGAAATACAAAAAATAGTGTTTCAAGGGATGGATTCAGGAGTCGTTAAAACTGAGTCCAAAAACTGGAATCAGGAAATTGCCAACATGTTTGCTGGAATGGGTGACGAAGCAAAAAAGAAAGGTGAGGATTTTAGAGCTAAAATGCAAGCTACAGCTGACTCTATAAGAGCAGGCGGAAAAACAATCTCAGACACATCTACAAGCTGGAAAGATGGGATTAAAGGTATTTCAGAAGGTAGCAACGCCCTAAAAAGCAACATCTCAGACATAATCAAAAAAGGTGGTGCTAGTCTCGGATCTAGTCTTGGTCAGGTCCAAACAGGAGGTGTCGAAATGCCAAACATAATGGAAGGAGCTATTGGTATAATAGACGGTGCTAAATCAGCACTCAGTCAAGCTGAACAGGCACAGAAAGCCAAAGATCAAGCAGACGCCCAAAAGTCAATACTAGAACAACAAAAGAAGTCTATTGACGCAGTGACAGGGGGCGGAAGTGGTGGAGGTGATGGCAAAGGGGCAAAAGAAGAGACCCAAAATGAAAAAGATTTAAAGGTTTTGAAAGCTCAACTAGATATAATCAAAGAGCAAGCAAGTGTAGACATTGATATACTACAAAAACAAAAGGAAAGTTTGCAGTATGAAGAGGCAAAAGAAAAACTCACACAAACAAAATTAGAGCTTAGCAAAGAGGCTACAGATGAAGAAAAAGCAACTTATGAAGCAACCCAAAAACAAATAGAAGAAAGACAAAGACAACTTGATTTACAACAATTAGAAATAGCAAGGCAAATCCAATTAAGAAAAGATAAGCTTGACTCAGATAGTAAACCAATTGAACAGCGTTTAGTAACTATCAGTAATACTTTTGTAATTCAAGGAGGCAACGCTCAAGACATAGCTCAGGAAGTCTCACAAATCCTAGCACAACAATACAACGCCGCATAATATGATCTTGACCATCAATAATCTAATCACACTAAACAATCGATCAGTCAGGATCGGGATATTGCCAAACGCTGAGGGTTTGGATTTACCAGATC